TACAGAATCAGGTTGAAAGTTTTGGAAGATATGCATTTAAACAGGGTCAACTTGTGATCCCTGGTGAGGTAGGTCTAAACACAAAATTAGATTATGTAAAACTTTCTTCTGTATCGGAAGTAGCAATCAATGATGGAAATGATATTGTATATAAGAAGTATGATATCACTCAGTTGATTGGTCAGCAACTAAGAGGTTTGACTTCTGGTGTTAAAGCTACTGTATTAGCAGCGAATCTTGCTACTGGAAGTTCAGCAGATACTCTGTATGTAAACTATACAAATAGTGGTAACTCAAACTCAGAAGAGACATTTAGACAAGGTGAGACACTAGAAGTAATTGATGGCGTCAATACTCCATTGATGGTAGTTGGAACTGATGGCAGTGTTCTACCAACTAGCATCAATGTAACTGACCCAGATAGTGGTTTAACAACTGCACTTGATAGTCCTGCAATGGGTTATGCTTCTGCTGTAAAAGTAGAAGAAGGAATTTATTTTGTAAATGGTTACTTTGTTCGTAACCAAGAACAGTTGATGGTTATCGATGAGTATTATAACAAACCATCTGCAAAAGTTGGATTTACAATTATTGAAGAGATTGTAACTCCAGAAGAAGATTCTAGTCTATATGATAATGCTATTGGTTCTTCAAACTACACTGCTCCTGGAGCACATAGATTAAAGATTTCTCTTGAATTGAGAGAGTTTGCATTAAATGCAATTACAGACAAAAACTTCATTCAGTTACTAACAGTATCAAAAGGAGTTGTTCAAAGAAAGGTATCTCCAGCAGATTATACTCTTCTGGAACAAACTTTAGCAAGAAGAACATTTGATGAAAGTGGAGATTATGTTGTAGATAATTTTGCTATTGATGTCAGAGAGTATGCCCAGAAAAACAATAACATGGGCATCTATGCAGTAGACGAATTTGGATTCTATAATGGATTAACAGAATCTGAAGCATCTAAGAAAATGGTTGCCAGTGTCGGTCCTGGTAAGGCATATATCAAGGGTTACGAAATTGTCAACAAAGAAACTAAGTATCTTGAAATTAATAAAGCAAGAGAAAGTCTAAGAAGTGATAATGTAACTATTAAAACAAGAGGACTTCCAACGTATACTATTTCAAATGTTTTTGGAAGTGTTCCTCTAAACAAAGAAGGGTCTCAACTAACAGCATATCCAACTGTATATCTGTATTCATTATTCAATGATGGATATGTTGGTTTAAACGGAACTGAATCTGATACTGATTATAGACAAACAATTCAGAGAAGAGGATTGTTCTATGATTCTAACATTGGTATTAAAACAGTAACGTTAGAAATTGTTGATGTTAATATTCCCATTACATCGATTACGCCATCAGAACTAGAAACCACATTTGCAAAACTTTGGTATGTCAAAACAAGAGCTGGAACTAACGTAGTATCTAGTGTAGATGTCTTATCATATACTAAAGTTTTCAAACCACTAAAAAATCCTGGCACAGCGGAAGAATCTAGATTTTTTGAGGTTACTGTCTCTGGTTTGAAATCAGATTTAGATAATGTTTTTAAAGAGTATGATGAAAGTTCTCAAAACAAAAAGAGAAAATTATTCTTAACACAAGCAGATGCAATTGGAGATGAAAAAGAAGATCTGACATCAACGACTTTTGCAAATATTATTGATTACAGTAATACAATTACTCCAGTAGTTGGAACTGCAAAACCAAGTAATTTCTATTTGCAACAAAGAGGTGATGGATTCAATCCAGATTCCAATATTGTAATCTCCAAAGGAATTCTTCCACAAGGAACAGAAGCTTACAATGCTAAGTTTGGTTTCTCTTATTTTGATCCTCAATTCTTCACAAAATTAACACTAGAGTCTCTCCCACCAGCAAATTCCTATGGAATTGGTATTTACGTTTATGGTATAACCAGTGGAGCATATGGTGTTGTTGAAGGTGCTCCTGGCGGAGTGTTCTCATCTGGAAGAACTCTGTTTATCAAAACTCTTTCTGGAAAATTTGTTCCAGGGGAAACGATTAGAGATGAAGAGGGCAACCTTGTAAAAATTGCTCAGGAAAATACTCTATCACACTTTATTGTTCAGAACAATGGTTTAGGTTATCCATCGACATCATCTATTGTTATTGATGGTGTTACTTATGATCAATCTAAAATTGAAATTGGATTCCAGGGACAAGGAATTTATAAAGTAGAAATTATTGATAGAACATCCGTAACAACTCAATATAGCAGACCACCTGTAGTAACTATCGATTCTGGAAGCACGACCCCAACTGATCGTGCTGCAGTGGTTCCAGTTCTTCATAAGAATACTGTAATTACCTACACACCACAAAATGTAAAATCTCTTGGTTGTTCATATGGTTCTGGAAATGCAAACAAATTTACATCCGATATTGTAATTGATGATAGATCTTTTGCAGAAATTACTCCTGTAACAGATTTTACTTTCTTTGGTTCAAAAGGATCTAAGTTTCTTGAGTCTACTAGTTTTAGTGCAGATGCAAGTTCTGTTCTTCAGCAAGGTGATCTTGTTCAGTTCTCTGATGCATCAAATAATACAATTAGAGCAATTGTTCAATATGCAACTATTCAACAAGGTTCAGCAAAAACTAGAATCTATCTAGATGAAACTTTATATGATGATGTAACTAGCACAACAGTTGTTCGTTTGCGTCCTAAAGTTTCCAATTCAAACTCAGGAACATTACTATTCCCAACTGGCAGCAAGCAGGTATCTCAAATTTCTGCTGGAACTGATGATAGTAAGATTAAGTATTTCTTCCGTAGAGATTTTGTAACTACTGGATCTACTGGTGGAGGATTAATTACTTTTGCGGCACAACTTCCATTTGGAACACAAAGATTTACAGCATTTAACGAAGCAAATTATATTGTAACTGTTTTGAATAAAAACAGTGCTGATCTAGTTGAAACTGGAGATATTGTTTATATTGATGCAGATGATGTTCAAATTACCTCATCTACTGATAATTCCAGTGGTTTAACTTCTGGCAGCATCCAGTTCAATTTACCAACATCATATTTCAATACCAATTTTGAAGGAGAGTCAAATTATGTTGCTCCAGAGTTAAAGCTTTCAGCAACTTTGGAAGTAACAAATGCAAAACCCAGACTCAAGACTTCGGTAAAAAATAAGAGAATCGTAGTTGATTCTGCTGGCGATAGAGTAATTCCTCTCAGAGGAACTGACTATGATAGTGATGTTGTAGAAACACTTTCATATTCCGATGCATATAGACTAAGATATGTGTATGAAGGAACTAGCACACAACCACCAGAAATTGATAGTGCTGGCAATTTGGTTTCTGGAACCGATGTTACTAATAGATATACATTTGACAACGGTCAAAGAGACACAATTTATGATGTTTCTAGAATTGTAATTAAACCAGGATTTGAACCATCTGTTGGTCAACTTGTAATCGCATTTGATTATTTTGAACACTCCCAAGGAGACTTCTGCACAATCGATAGTTATCTTCACGAAGCTGGAGTTACAGAAGATGAAATTCCATCATTCAACTCTTCTGTTCTCGGTAATGTAGAACTTAAGAATATCATTGATTTCAGACCAAAAGTAAATAGTCAAACAATTGTTCCTGGATTCCAGGATACTTCTTCATTGGAAGTAACAACTAGTAACTTCACTGGTGCTGGTTCTGTAGTTGCTAGCACTCCTGCTCCCGATACTACACTAGAATATACATTCTCATTCAGTCAAGTTCAGTATCTTGATCGCATCGATGGTATTTTCTTGAATAAGAAAGGAGAATTTATTGTCAAAGAAGGAAACTCTTCACTAAACCCATCAAAACCAGATCCTGTAAAGGATGCTATTCCTCTATTCTATGCTTATGTTCCTGCATATACTAATACCAGCAGAGACGTAAGAATTACGCCTGTCGAGCATAAGCGTTATACAATGAAGGATATTGGTAAACTTGAGAAACGTATCGAGCGACTTGAGTATTACACGACTCTCAGCATTCTTGAGCAGCAAGCACTAAACATGCAAGTCAAGGATGAAATTGGACTTGATAGATTTAAGTGTGGATTTTTTGTTGATAACTTTGAAGCCCATAAAGTAGGTAACTTGGTATCCGCAGACTATAAGTGCTCTATTGATAGCAAGCAGTCTGTTCTTCGTCCACAATCAAAAGAAGATTCTTTCAATCTAACTGAAGTATACACAAGACAAGATCAAAGATCTGTTGCTGGATATCAAAAGTCTGGTAATATTGTCACTTTACCATTTAGTAAGATCAAGTTACTTGGTAATGACTTTGCATCTAAGACAATCAATCCAAATCCATTTGTTGTATTCCAGTATGTTGGTGATGGAAAAATTTCTCCAGAAATTGATCAATGGTATGACCAAAACATTGATCCTTTAGTTGTAGACACTAATACCAGCATCTTCAATATTTTCCTAGCAAAGGATGATTCGAGAGAAAGTTTCTCAAGTCTACATAATTCATTTATTGTTAATTGGGTTGGCAGTTCTTCATCATTTACAACTATCAATTCTCTTGGAGAGTCAAATACTACTGGAGCAAAGGCAACTGTAAGTGCAGCTTCTGTTGGCAGTTCGTCAAACATTAGTCCACAAAATAATGAAGTTGGAAAAGGTGTTCAATCCAAGTCTGTTGGAGAAAACTTAGTATCGACATCACTTCAATTCTTCGCAAGAACTCAACCAATTAAATTTGTAATTGGTAGACTTAAACCAAATACTAAGGTCTCTGTATTCTTAGAGGGAAGAAATATTAATCGTTGGGTAAATCCAGATTTGAGGTTTACTGGAATTGCTGGTAATTCACTATCCGCTTTCAATGGTGATATCATTACCGACGAAAGTGGCAATGCTAGTGGTTTAATTCTTCTTCCTGCTGGTCATCCACCAAGAGAAAATGCTACTTGGACTGGTGACGCAGGAACTGTAGACTACGATAATTCCGCAGAAGAATTGAGATTTACTGTTGGAACTTTAACATTTAGATTTACTTCAAGTGCTACTAATGCCGACAAAGCTACTGTAGATACTTATGCTGAGATGAAGTATTATGCTTCGGGAATTCTTCCTGAAAATCCATCAAGTATTGTTTCTACAAGACCTTCATACTTCAAGTCAAATGAAGGTGTTCAGTTTGTCGATAGCAATACAGATAATCCAATTAGACCAAACCCACTTGCACAAACATTTAAGGTTGAAAACTATGATGGAGGTCTCTTTGTAACTGGAACCGATCTATTCTTTAGCAAGAAGAGTTCAGAAGTTCCTGTAAAAGTATATCTAACAAACGTAGACTATGACAAACCTGCAAAGAATATTGTTCCTGGAACAGAAAAAACTCTGACTCCAGACACATATCTCAAGTGCTACGCAAATGGTAATGTTTATGTTACCAGAGGAGAGTATGTTGTTGGAACTACATCTGCTGCTTCTGGTCCTGTTTCTAAAATCTTTGATAAGAATGGCGTTGAATTAACTCCAACATCAACTGGCATTTACACATTGACAAACGAGCAAGTATATACACTTGTTCTAAGCAATCATAATGGTCGTTCTTTCTTGCAAAACGAAGATCTAGAAATTCCTTCAGTAACATTAGCAAATGCTACGGGCGGAACAGATCTTAAATTAACTATTGCAAAAGACAGTGGAAAACTTTCTGATATTAGGATTACCAATCCTGGTCAGAATTATGACAGCGCAGTTCTAACAATCGAAAGCCCACAACTTCCTGGTGGTTCTGTCGCTACTGCTAGAGTCAATGTTTCTGGTGGACAAATTTATAATGCAGAGATTTCTATTCCTGGTTTTGGATATACCGAATCTCCTTCAGTTGTTATCAAAGGCGTTGGAAATGGCGCTGGAGGATGCACAGTTGAAACCTTCGTAGAGATTGATACCCCAGCAGTTAGAATGGGTGTTGCAACCGATTTTGAAGGTCTCACAGAGTCTACCACTCCAACTAGATTTGAATTTGATTACCCAGTATATCTACAAAATGATACTGAATATGCTCTAGTTGTAGAGACCGATTCAATCGACTACGAAATGTGGGCATCCAGACTAGGAGAGACTGATATCTCTACAAGCACCGTTATTACATCACAACCATCATTGGGTTCTGTTTATAAGTCACAGAATACAGAAAATTGGACTGAAGATATTTTCGAAGATCTTAAGTTTACTCTCTATAGAGCACAATTTGATATTACTAGACCAGCAGAGCTTCTACTCAAGAATACAAACCTTGGATACGAGAAACTAGATTCTGCTGCGTTTGAGACAAATGCTACTTCAGATTCAATTGCCACATCTAAGTTATTTAAGAACAACAATAGTGTAATCAAGGTCAATCACAGAGACAATGGTTTTGAAGATGGTGGAAAATCTTATGTATTTTTCAGAAATGTATCTGATGTTGGTGGAATTACATCCGAAGTTCTAAACACCAACTTATTTGAGGTTACAAACTCTGGTCTAGATTCGTATAATATTAGATCTTTAACCAAGGCATCTCAAAATGCTTTTGGTGGAGGTTCTATTGCATATGCTTCTTTCAATAGAAAGTTTGAAACTCTATATCCTCAAGTTCATTACTTAACAGTTACTGGAACAAAATTAGAAACTTTTGTTCAAACTACAAATGTCATTCCAGTTGATTCATCCACACAGAATTATACTTCATATTCTCAAACTGAATATGAAAAGACATTCTTAAATGAGTCACATTATTTCGACAACCAAAAAGTTATTGCATCCGAAATCAATGAAACTCTAAACAATATCAAGAGATCTTTAACTTATAAGATGAATTTGTCATCGACTGTTTCATATCTATCTCCAGTAGTTGACCTATCTAATGCTTCGGTTAAGACTGTCACAAACAGAATTGAAAATGCTTCTGGTCAAGAAAATAGATATGGAAGAAGAGACCAAATTCTAGAGTTCTATCCAGTATTCACATTCTCACTATCTACAACAACTGTTGGAGTAACCTATGAGAATCTACAAAGCATCAAGGGTAAGACATCTCAAGCTGCTGGTTCTATTGCTAAAGTAGATGGTAGCACAGTCTGGGTTAAGTTATCAACTAAGCAAGGATTTGTTAATGGCGAAGAAATAGAATTATCTGCTCAAACTATTGCAAATCCTGTTACGGTTGGTTCAAATCCATCTATGATTACACCCGTTATCAATAGTATCACTCAATCTCCTGCAGGAGAATCTATTACGATTGTTGCTCGTAACCCAGTTCCTTCTAACATTTCTCAAGTTTATGAGAATAGAATTACTGGTAAGTCGATCATCTGGAATAAAACAACCAGAGAATTGACTCTTAGAACAGATATCAATCCTATTAATGATGACTATTATGGCAGAATTATTGACAATAATTTGTTTGCTAGAACAAACGTAATTACAGATCAGATTCCAGATATCTTCCGCGTTGGTGATATTATTTCATATCCAAACCAACCAGATGGTGAAGAGTTCTTTATGGAAGTTTCGAAAGTAACTTATACCAATGGTGTTGATTTTGTTGAGGAGGATACTTCCAAGAATAGTTCCTCTGTTGCTAAGTATGTAACCAAAGAGGTTTACATCAATACTCCAGCAACTGCAATCAATGTTCACCTTCTTGCAAATGTTAAGAACATTTCAAATATTGAAGTTCTTTACAAATACAAGAGATCCTCAAGTCAAGAAAACTTTGACGATTCTGAATGGATCTACTTTAACGAGTCAGGAGAACCAGATTCTCTAGAGATTGCAAGTGCAGAGAACACAATTTCAAGTGTTGTCGAGAAGCAATCTTCATATCAAGATCTTAAGTATAGTGTTGGAAATCTACCAGAGTTTTCATCATTTGCAATTAAAGTTGTGATGAAAGGAGTAGATCCAGCATACGTTCCTAAGATCCAAGATATCAGAGCAGTCGCAGCGTTCTAATTTCCGCGTATGGGTTATATCAAAGTTAAAGGGCACGATGGTCTTGTCAGGGACGAGACCACAGGTGCCATCTTGAATTACAACGATTCTGCTATTGAAGCTCGTCGTAAACAAAGACAACTAAATTCCGCGTTAGACGACATAAATATGTTGAAGAATGAAATCTCTGAAATCAAATCCCTACTTAGAGAGTTAGTAAAAAATGCCAGCAATTAACGTCGCAAGAACTGATACCTTTGAACAGCAAAGGGTAAAGATTAACGAAATTGGTTCTCAGTTATTCAACGTTACTTCTGGTGGAAGTGACTTGTCAACTGGTAATTTGAGACTTGGTGATGGACTAGTAACATCACCAAGTTTAGCATTTGTCAGTGATGATTCTCTAGGTATCTACAAGAATGGAAATGGAGTTCTGGGTTTTGCCAGTGCTTCTAAAAAGATTGCTGACCTATCTTCAGCATCAACAAAATACTATAGAGACTTCATTATTGAAAAGAATAGTCTCGATGGTCTATATATTTCCATCATCAATAGCGGTGAAAATTATGACGGTGGTGACTATACAGATATCCCAGCAATTGGCGGAACTGGAGACTCGGCACTATTAGGATTTACCGTCGATGGTTTTACTGGTTCTATTACAAACACTGGAACAGGTTATACACCAGCAGCATATCTAAACATTCCTGTTATTGGCGGAAGTGGAACAGGAGCTACAATTGACTTTACAGTTCCTCAAATCTCAGGATCTATCACTAACGGTGGTATCAACTATACTCCAGGAACGTATAACGGAGTTGCACTACTAGGAGGAACTGGGGCAAATATGACCGCAGATTTTGAGGTATCTGCATTTGCCGCAACTGTAACTTCAGGATCAAACTATCCAAATGGTTTATTCAAAAGTATTCAATTAACAGGTGGTTCTGGAACTGGAATTAAAGTTAATCTACAAGTTCAGAATGGTGGTGTTCAACCTTTTGGTGGTGTTGATAGTAGTGAGTTTGTTTCAGTAACATCTCAATATCAAGTTGGAGATGTCTTAACTGGATCTATCAGCACAACTGGAACTCAGACTTTTATTGTTAAATCATCTCTTGGTAACAAGTATTTCCTTGACGGATTTGAGGGTGGCGATTTCTCTATCCTAAAAGGAAAGACATATGTCTGGAATGTCAATGATTCTACCAGCGATCAACATCCATTTTATATTTCATCAACTGCAGATGATACCAATTCTATTCTAGGATCTGCAGATGGTGTTACGTATGAGTTAAATGGATCTGTAGTTACTCCAGCAGATTTTCTTGCAAACTTTACTGCTTCTACTACCAGAACAGTAACATACGCAGTTCCAGCAAACCCAGCAAATGCTACGGTTTATTATAATTGTAGCGTTCACCCAAATATGGGTGGTGCTTTAACACATGCAGATCCAAACGTTCAGCAGGGAGGATTCCAGTTAGTAGTTGATACACTAGGTGGTGTAGTTGAAACCGCAACAATTGCAGACTCTGGAGATGGGCAATACACCCTAGGTGATGTTCTTACTGTTGATCCATTAGAACTATACGATCAAAATAATCTACAAGCTGCTGTAGAAGGTTCTGGATTCCAACTGACTCTTGGTGGAAATTTTGGTGCAATCGAAGAGTTAGATCAAATCTCTGACTTTGGAACTGGATATCAAGTTGGTGATGTATTAACTCTCCCATCTGCAGTTAATAACGTAACCACTTATGCTAGAGGAGAACTAGATTTCTTCGGATTGACATTCACTTCCAATGCTGGTGCAACAGCATTATCATGGAGTGGTTCTGCTACTGGCGCTACAAGAACAATTACCAATATTGTTCCTACCAATTCTGGAAACACATCAGGTAGTGGATTAACAATTACTGTTGATGTCTTGTTTGCTGGCGGTAACTCTTCTTATGATAATGTTACTATTACCGCAAATGGATCTGGATATCTCCCTGGTGATACTTTGTATGTTCCTGGTTCTCAGTTAGGTGGTGCTGACGGTGCTCCTGGTGGAGGAGGTGGTGGTAACGACCTCTTGATTTCTATTACTAATATCGAACTTGGAAATCCACAAATTAATATTGGAGATACTACAGGTGTTTCTGTTGGAGACGCTGTTGATCTTATTCAGAATATCAACAACCCAGGTCAAATTCCTGGAGGAACTGTCGTTCAAAGTGTTGACAGTGCTACCACAATTACGATGAGTGAGGCACCAACAACTCCTGGTGCTGTTGATCTTAAAATTACAAATCAAAATTTAACATACCTTACTGTTCCAGATACTAGCAGCATTGCTACTGGATTCTTAGTAGTATATCAAAGTGGTAACGGTCAGATTATTGATGGAACTACCGTTACTGGTATCATTGATGCTACTACGGTTGAGATTTCTATTCAGCCAACAACTCCTGGTGCAATGGTTGTTAACTTCGAACCAGAGTATGGTGGAGGAAGTGGATTTGCATATACTATTAATAAATTAGGTGTTATTCAAGAAGTAAGTGTTGTTGATGGTGGCAATGGTTATTCTGTTGGCGATATTCTTGGAGTAAATCCTTTTGACCTAGTTCAACCTGAAGTTTATGCAGTAACAAACTTACAAGTTGATAATATTACTTTTGTAAGTAATGTAATTCCAGATACAACTTTCTCAGTTGGAGATCAAGTTAGAGACGCTGGAGGAGGAATTTTAGCTTCGCAAGTCGATGTATCAACAACTGTAGCATCTGGCGCTGATGGTGTTTATTCTGGTGTAGCACAAATTGCAACTTCTGGATCTGGTGTTGGTGCTACTTTTGACGTTCAGAGAGATAACACTGGTGCTGTTCTTTCTGTCGTTATTACAACTGGATCTGAAGGAAGTTTCTATGCAAATAATGATACTATCACTCTCCCTGGTGCAGCAGTTGGTGGTTCAACTCCAGCAGACAATATTGTTGTTTCGGTTACAAGCGTTACAGATCCTGGAGATCCAGTAACTGTAAGAAAGGTAAAATCATCTGGCGGAACGATTGATTATATTATTATTGATACGTTTGGATTTACCGATGGAGGAGTTCTTGTAAAAGATAATGCTCCAACAGTTGGATATGATATTGATACTGTTGTTGTTGAGTATCGTTATTATATTGATTTGAATGATGGTAACGGAGCTCAATTAACTCCAAGTTGGACTATGTATGCTGGTAATAGTTACCAGTTTGATTTGAGTGATGGATCAAATGGTTCTCATATATTTGCACTATCTCAGTTTAGAGATGGTATGTGGGGACCAAGTAGATTTGAGGGTGTAGTAACTACACTATCAACCGTAAGTCCTGTTATTACTGTCAATACAACTACAGGTATTCTTCCTGGAATGGTAGTTGTAAAAGAAGATGGAGATGGCATTCTTGCTGATGGCACTACTGTTGTTAGTGTTGATAGTCCAACACAGTTAACTCTAAGTTCTGCTGGAACTACC